TTCCGATAGGCGAGATTGAAATAAATCTGCGGCGTGAATTTCAGGACAGGGCGATAGCTGACTGCTATAATATTTATCAGGAATTGCAATATATAATTGCAGTCTTCAAGATAGATATAAACAAACTGATTCCGATTATTGAATCGGTGGAAAAGGAACTGGCCTTATTGAAAGGCTGGCGTAAATCTAATAAGAAAAAGAAAAAGGATATAGCTTGATTTGTTCCATGTTTGCGAATGTGAACTGGAATGGTAATTCCAACAATAATACTGCTACCAATGTTAATGGGGTTCGTCCGCGATTGACTGGCGCATTCAATAGATCCTTCAGATCGTTTGCGCCTTTGAAGGAAGCTATATCCTGTCCGTAAAAGGCGAAAGGGGCGGGCGACGTATGAAGATAAGTCTGTATGCTACAAAGCGCCCGCTTTTTATTATGTATGAAAACCTTCTTGATATGAATAAATTATATAAGGCATTCACGGAAAGCAAAAGGAATGTCAGCTGGAAAGCTTCCGTCCAGCGCTATGAAGCCAATGTTCTTCTTAATATTTATCAGCTGCGGAAAAGCCTGATCAATGGCACATATAAGCAGAAGCCTTTCTATGAATTCGATATAAATGAAAGGGGCAAGCTTCGGCATATAAAATCAATACATATTTCAGACAGGATTCTTCAGAAGGCAATATGCAACGAGATACTTCCGGTCTTGGAAAAATATATGATTTATGACAACGCAGCTTCAAGAGTAAAGAAAGGCACAGACTTTTCAAGAAAGCGGCTGGCCTTGTTTTTGACTGAATATTATAAGCAATACGGCAATGACGGATATGTTTTAAAAATAGATATCTCCAAATATTTTGATTCAATATCACATGAGAAGCTTGTCGCAATGATAGGCGAGAAAATAAAAGACAAGAAGGCTGAAGAACTTATCGGCCAGCTGATAGATACATTCGGCGGCGCTTACGGTCTTGGTCTTGGCGCGCAGCTTTCACAGATCGGCGGGATATTCTATCTTCACCAGCTGGATAATTTCTGCAAGATTGTTAAAGGAATCCGCTGGTATGTCAGATATATGGACGATATAATAATAATCGGGAAAGACAAGGGATATCTTTATGATATCCTTTCGGATATAGAGCATATATTATCCGGCTTGGATCTAAAGCTTAATAAGAAGAAAACGCAGATAATAAAGATATCTTCCGGCTTCGTCTATCTGAAGATACGCTATATTCTTCAAGCTGACGGCCATATAGTCAAGATTCCTGATAAATCTACATTTTTAAGAGAAAAGCGCAAGATAAGGAAATTATCTTCTGATATATTGAGAATGCAATTCAAGTCATGGCATAATAATTTATTGCGCTTTGACTGCAAGCGCAAGCTTTATAATATGCGCAAGCTTATGGCTGAAAAGGAGAAAGCGGAATGACATTCTATCAATCAAAACAATGGCAGACTTTAAGGCAGAATATAATTCTGAAGCAGCTTCAGGCTGAAGGGGAAGTCCGCTGCTGGTTCTGCCATAAACCGATTACAGACAAATATGATATCATAGCCCACCATGTCGTTCCGATAGAGAAGGACAAGTCTTTGGCTTTTGCCGAAGATAATATTGTCTTGGTTCATCATAACTGCCATAATATTATTCATGCCCGCTTCGGAACTTATGACAGGCATATCTATATAGTGCATGGCGCACCTTTTGCCGGAAAGCATTCCTTTGTCTTCGACAGATGTCTGCCTGATGATTTGATCGTTGATATTGACGCTATATATCAGGCAATATGCCCGACGCGTTCAGGACGGCTGCTTAATAATGTCATGGAACTTTATCGGCACCTTATAGACATGGTAACTGTTCAGAATGGGAAATGGGTCAATGCTTGGATAATTAGGCTTCTGCCATATAAAGCAGAACGAGAAAGACTGGCGGCGCAGACTGGCGGGGAACTGGTTCATATAGATACAGATTTTGAAGAATGTATAAAACGCGCTGACGGCAAGACGGAAATCGTGGAAGATTATTTCAGAAAATTTCAGGCATAACCCCCCCCACCTATGCCGCTTTTTGTGTTGCTTGGGTGACTGGACGGCGGGGTCTTTTTTCATATCACCTATTTTTTTTGACTTTTTCCAAAATTTCAGGCGATTTTTTGAAAAATAGACAGACTTTCCGTTTTTTCCGCTTGTTTACAGGTCGTTAATTCTGCTATATAATCAGGATATGGATAGAAAAACAAAACTGTTATCATTATTCAGGGAAGAAGAAAAAGAGGTTGTCGCGCCGTTTATTGATGAAATTCTTGGAATCGAAAGGAATCTTGAAAAAATAAAAAAGCTTCCGCTGCTGAAGGTGAAAGACGGCAGACAGAAGATAACGGCAGCCGGCCGGCTTTATACGGCGCTTCTTGCGCAGTATTCAAGCGCAATGAAGACTTTGTATTCACTTTCCAAAAAGAAAGACAAGGGCGGGGCTAAATCGCCGCTTCAGGAGTATTTTGAAAAAAGATGATACGGAAGACCAACGGCTTTTTGGAACAGTATATAGCAGCCGGCCGAAGCGGTGAAGAAATTATCGGCTATGAATTGCAGCTGGAACTTGACCGGCTGGAATCCGATATGACCGGAGAAGAATATATCTATGACACTTCTGACGCAGATCTCCGGCTTGATTTCATTGAAAATTGTATCCGCTGCACAAAATCACCTTTTTATGGCCAGCCCATGAAGCTGCTTCTTTTTCAAAAAGCTTTCATTTCTGCGCTTTATGGCTTCAAGATGCATGACGGAACGGATCGGTTCCAGCGCGTCCTTCTGCTGATAGCGCGCAAGAACGGCAAATCCGAATTATGTTCTGCGCTTCTCTTGGCTGAAATGATTATCGGCGGCAAGGGGCTTGATATTGTATGTTCAAGCAATGACGACAATCAGGCAAGTATTCTGACCGACGCCGTAGACACAATGCGCCTGATGATAGATCCGGAAAGCATAGACACAAGACGGAATCAGCGTCTTATCAAATGCCTTATCACCGACAACAAGATATTCAAGCTTTCTGACCGGACGAAGAACAAGGAAGGCCGGAATATAGATATCGCCGTTGTAGATGAAGTCCACGAAATGAAGGAAAATATCATTGTCAAATCAATAGAGCAGTCGCAATCCTTGAAAGTGAATCCGAAGCTTATACTTATCACTACGGAAGGATTTGTCAACGGCGGCTTCCTTGATGAAGAACTTACTAATGCCCGCGCGGTGATCAATGGGGAGATTTCCAATTCTGCTACTGAAAGATTCTTGGTTTGGCTTTATACACAGGATTCAGAATCTGAAATTTGGGGTTCTGATCATAATGTTTGGAAGAAAAGCAATCCGACGCTTGGCAAGATCAAGCGCTTCAGCTACCTTGACCAACAGGTAGAAAGGGCAAGAGGAAACAAGGCTGACAGAACTTTTGTCTTGTCGAAAGATTTCAATATTAAGCAGACAAGCGCAGAAGCTTGGCTGAAAAGTGAAGATTACGAATATATTGATGAATTTGATATTGAGAACTTCCGGAATTCCTTCTGTCTTGGCGGTGTTGATATTGCTGAAACGACAGACTTGACCAGCGCCAAAATATTGCTGCTGAATCCAGCTGACCGGAAGCGTTATATTCATCAGATATATTTCATTCCTTCCGGCAAGCTGGCCAAAGCTGATGATAAAAGCGCCGGCGCTAAATATGAAGAATGGGCGCGCAAAGGTCTTGTCCGGATAGAAGAAGGAAATTATATTGATACTTCTGTCATAGCTGACTGGTTATTCGGCCTTTATAAAAAATATGGAATCAAGCCGTTCAAGACTGGATATGACGCCAAATTTGCGAATGAATTTGTAAATAGAATGGATCAGTACGGCTTTGAAGTTGAACCGGTATGGCAGCAGCCCGCCATAATGTCGCAGCCTATATCTATGGTAGAAGCGGATCTGCAATCAAGGTCTATTGCTGGCCTGAATGAGATTGACAAATGGTGCATAAGCAATTCGACATTGAAAGTCAATTCCTTCGGCTTCGGAATCTTGGATAAAATAAAAGGTCAGGCTGCGCGGAAGATTGACGGCGCGGTCAGCTTGTGTATTGTTTACGAGATTTTCCGGAGATATGGAAAACAATTTGAAGATGTAGTAAAATATCAAAGTAAGAAATAGGGGGTTAATATGGGTCTTTTTTCTTGGTTGAAAAAGAGAGGGGATATAACAAAGAAATATATTCGCCTTGAAAGTCAGAATTTATACGATCCCATTTTTTCACAATACGGCCAAAATATTTATGCTTATGATGTCGTTCAACAGGCGCTGAATTGTATAGTCAGAGAAGTAAAGAAGCTGCGCTTTCATCACATGGGGCGCGGCGACAATGGTCAGACAATTGTCCTGAAGGACATTGTTCAGAATGTCTTGGAAAATCCTAATCTTTTAATGACGCAGACTGATTTTTTGGAGAAGATAACATGGCAGCTTTTCTTCAATTACAACAGTTTTATCCTTCCGGTTTGGGACGAAGCCGGCAATATAACCGGATTATTCCCGCTTCAGCCTGTTCAGGTCGATTTCCAACAGGATAATACAGGAGAAATTTATATTCATTTTGTTTTCAACAATAGTTATGAATCTACCGTCAGATATAAAGATATAATTCACTTGCGTTATAATTATAGCGTTTCTGAATTCATGGGCGGTAATGAACTTGGCCAGCCGGATAATAAAGCGCTTGCGAAGGTCGTAGGCATGAATAACGAATTGATAACCGGTGTCGCAAAAGCAATGAAGGCCGGTTACGCTATCAATGGAATTCTTAAATATAATACATTGATTGACGACGGAAAGGCACAGGAAAATTTGGACGCACTTGTCAAGCGGCTGGAAAATTCGGAATCCGGTCTTATGCCGATAGATCTGAAGGCTGATTTTACACAATTCAAGCGGGATATCCAGCTGGTAGATGATAAGACTTTGAAATTTGTTGATGAAAAAATCCTTCGGCATTTCGGCGTTCCGCTTCCTATCCTTACCGGTGATTACACAAAAACACAATATGAAGCTTTCTATCAGAAGTCAATAGAGCCGCTTGTGGTTACTATCAGTCAGGCATTCACGAAGGCGCTTTTCAGCAATCGGCAGCAGTTTGGCTTCGGCCATTCCATTATTCTTTCGCATAATCTTTTGGATTTTATGTCTATGGACGAAAAGATTCGCTTCTGTCAGATTGCTTCCAGCGTCGGCGGTGTAACAATTGATGAATTCAGAGCTATCTTTGGCTTTGCGCCATTCGGCGGCGATCTTGGCAATACGCCGATAATGTCGAAGAATTATGGCGACGCACAGGTTGTCAAGAATATTGACAATAGCGCTGATTAATGGGATAATTGGTTATAAACAAAGGAGTTGTCTATGGCAAGAAAACATTCAGGCGAGCAGATAAACAGAAGAAGCTATAATGTTGAAATGCGCGCTATCGAAGGAGAGGAAGGAGTTATTGAAGGATTCCCACTTGTATTCAATCAGAAGACAAGAATCAGCGATTGGGGCGGCGAATATGACGAAATTATCGACGCAAGGGCGCTTGATAAGACCGATATGAAAGATGTCCGGCTTTTCGTAAATCATGACACCGATCAGATAACACTTGCAAGAAGCCGGAAGGGCGACGCCAATTCTACTATGTCTTTTGAGATTCTTCCGGAAGGATTGAAGATTCGGGCTAAACTGGATATCGAGAACAATCCGGAAGCTAAAGCTTTATATAGCGCTATCAAGCGCGGAGATATGGACGGAATGTCCTTTATGTTTAGGGTCAGATCGCAAGAATGGCTTAATATTGATTCTGACATTCCGACAAGAATTATCAAGGATATATCTATAATCCATGAAGTAAGCGTGGTTAACTTTCCAGCTTATCAAGGCACAAGCGTTTCAGCGCGGAATAAGTCTTCGGAAGGAGATTATTCGCCGCTTGCGGAAGCAAGGGAACAGATTGGGAACGATCGGCGCAAGGCTGCTGCCGCAGAAGTTGAGAAGATCAAATATGATTATTTAAGGAGAATCTAAAATGAAGGAATTTCTTGAAAAATTCATTGCAGAAAGAAAAGCCGAAATGGCTGAACTTGAAAAAAGAATGAAAGCGTCAACAGACGCAACAGAAGTCAGAAAGATCGGTGAAGATCTTCTGAAGCTGCGCGACGATATCGCAGAAGCTGAAAAGCAGATCAGAAGCCTTGATGTCAAGCCTGTTGCACCAGCAGCACCAGCAGCCGGAATCAATCCTATTGCTACTTATGGCGCTGCACAGAGAACAGAGGAGCCAAAAGAAGGCCGCTGCTCTATGGAGTACAGAAAAGCATTCATGGAGTATATCCGCACCGGAAAGAAGGCTGATGTTCTTGAATCAAGACAGAATTCGCAGATCACAAGCAGCGATCTTGGCGTTCTGCTTCCTATTACCGTTGTTCAGGAGATCATTGACGGTGTAGGACAGGCACATGGCACACTTTATAATAGAGTGCGCAAGACTGCTATTCGGGGCGGTGTTCGCTATCCTATCGGAAGCTTCAGCGCAACATTCAACAGAATTGCTGAAACCGGCGCACCTTCTGACAGACAGAAAGCTGGTCAGATTACCGGATATATTGACTTTGCCTACAAAGTTGGAGAAATCCGCGTTGCGCAGACACTTGTTGAAAGCCTGATGACTGTTCCAGCATTCGAGCAGAAACTGGCAGAGTGCATTGTTACTGCTTATCTGAAGGCAATGGATAAAGAGATCCTGAACGGTGGAAATTCTACTTTAAGTCCTTCCACCTATCAGAATGAGTGCGTAGGAATCCTGACAGAAGCTGCCGCTTCTCCTTCAAGAATTCCAGCCGGTAACACAATCACCTTTACTGCCGCAGACGCAGCAGACTGGAAGAAATGGCAGTCAAAGCTTTTCGCAAAGCTGCCTGTTGGCTTCAGAAGACTGAATCCTACATTCGTTTTCACAGTCGGAACTTGGGAAGGAACAATCAAGACCCTTGCAGATCAGAACAACAGACCTGTATATGTTGAAACTTTCAATCCTATTGACGGAACTGAAAGGGCATTGTTCAAAGGCAGAGAAGTTGACCTGATTGAAGAAGGCGTTGGAATCGCAAACTTTGACGACGCTTCACAGGGTGATTGCTTCGGCCTTCTTTGGGCTGCAAGAGAAGCTTACGCTATCAATGACAATCTTGAATTCTCACTTCGCCGGTATTATGACGAGGAAAAGAACGAATGGGTTGACAAGGCTATCGTTATCAATGACGGAAAGGTTCTTGACGGCGAAGCAGTTTACATTCTTGTAAAGGGCTGATTGTATGACTAAATCTGAAGCAATGAAGGCTTTCTTCGTAAAGCTGGGTCTTGGATCAGACGCACAGATTATCGCTGATACAGTCGCCGGCGTACTGGCAGATCTTGCCGTTGCTGCTGGCGTTGTAGATAAGCGCGAAGACCTTCCTGACTTCACAATCGTTGGAATTCTTAACTATGTTACTGATAATATAGATAAGGTTCATTCTTTGACTGTTACTGCTACAAATTGCACGATAACAGTTAAAAGAAACGGCGAAGCGATAGAATCAGGGGCTTCAATCCGCGACGGCGAGAAGCTGACAATTACTGCCGAAGCTGACGAAGGCGCCGAAATGTCGGCGCTGACAGTAAACGGCGAATCAATTTCTTCCGGTGATGAAATCACCGTTGAAGGTGATGTGGTGATTGTCGGAACTGCGGCATAGTTAAAGGGGGCGGCGCATGGCGTTATTAGATGATGTTAAGACAAGGCTGAACATAACCGGCACATATCACGATAACCTTTTGAATGGTTATATTGAAGATGTTAAGGATTATATTGAATCTGCCGGCGTAGATCCAGCAGATACTAAAGCTATCGGTCTTATAGCGCGCGGTGTCGCTGATATGTGGAATTTTGGGGCGGGGGAAGGAAAACTTTCTCCGCTATTTATGCAGCGCTGCGCGCAAATGGCTATTGAAGGGAAACCTTCAAGCGGTGATTGATTTATGTATACACCGAAGCAGCCTTTTACAGTTGCAGCGCAGATATTGACGGCTTCGTTCGATACTGTCAACGGAATACCGACAAAAACTTTCAAAGCCGGTGATGTGTTCTATTGTTCTGCGCGTGCTTATGGCGGCACAGAAAAAATCGTTGACGGAAAATATCTGATTGAAGATACTTTGACCGTTGAAACTTGGTACAGGCCTGATCTGACTTCCGAATGCAGAATCAAATTCCTTGAAGATTCTTCTGAATGGGAAATTCTTAACACACCGGAAGACATAGATCTGCGGCACCAGTTTATCCGGTTCAAAGTGAGAAGGTACAAGGGGAAGGCTTAATGGCTGGTAAGGTCGGCATTCAGTTTGCCGGTGATTCGGCGCTTCTGAAAAAGCTGGAAGCAATAGGGGCTAATGTTGAAGAAGTTTGCCTTGAAGCTATCAGAGTAAGCGCGCAGAAACCTAAAACCGAAATGCTTGGATATATCCGGCAGCATAAGCTGACCGGAAGAACTGAAGATTCTTTTGTTGAAGAATATTCAGCTGCCAATGGCGTTGTTACTGCCAATATCGGCTTCAATGCTTCAAAAGGCGGCCTTCCGGCTATCTTCCTGAATGTCGGCACACCGACAATCAGACCTTCTTTCTTCATTGACAGGGCGATTGAAGACCACCTTGACGAAATCAGAAGGACGCAGCTTGAATATATCAACAGACTTTTTCGGGGGTGAAGATGTGGTCTAAACTTGAAGAAGCATTCAAGGAAATGAAGCTTCCGTATTCAAGGCAAGGCAGTTATTCTGATACAGACGAGCTGCCGGAATCCTTCTTCACTTTTTGGAATTATGATACACCTGAAGGGGGCTTCTATGATAATGAAGCCAATCGGGCAGTTTGGGTATGGTATATTTATGCCTACACAAGAGATCCAGCATTGCTTTATAGCAATCTTGACGGTCTTATCAAGATTCTGAAGGAAAAAGGCTTTGCGGTTGAAGGTCGGGGGCGTGATATTGCGTCCGGCATAGAAGATTATGTCGGCCGGTATGTCGTTGTCCGATATATTGAAAATTATTCAGAAAAGGAGAATTAAAAATGCCTAATATCTTTGAATGGCGCGGCGTTGAGAATCTTGTCGCCGCAGAAGTTTTGAAAGATGATGTAGACGGAATTGTTTATGGTTCACCTTTCGCTATTGCTGGAACTGCTTCTATCGGCAGAACAACAGAGAATGCGACAGAAACACATTACTATGACAACATTCCGGCTATTGTTATTACCAGCGAAGGCGCTGATACAATCACTTGCGGCGTTTCCGGTATTCCGCTTGATGTACTGGCCAAAATCACCGGTCAGACTTTTGATGAACTTACCGGCGCTTTGATCGAGGGCGAGAGAGTACAGAAATATTTCGCACTTGGTTATAAGACAAATAAGACCGACGGAACTGATGTTTATGTTTGGCGGCTGAAGGGAAGCTTCGCTATTCCTGATTCCACACATAACACCAAAAACGCTTCAGCTGAAGCCAACGGTCAGGAAGTTGTATTTACTGGAATTTCCACAACATACAAGTTTATCAAGACCGGAAAACAGGCTAAAGCAGTCAATGTTGACGCTGGTCTTGGCCTTGCAGATGTATCTAACTTCTTTGCAAGCGTTCAGACACCTGACACCTTGACTTCTGTTGCAGTTGCTAAACCTGTTGCCACACCGGAAAGCGGCGAAGTTGCTTCCGGCGATACAGTCGCACTTTCTTGCGCTACTGCTGGGGCTACAATCTATTACACAACAGACGGAAGCGTTCCTGACGATACTTCAACAGTTTATTCTGCACCTATCGCCATTACTGCCGCTACAACAATCAAGGCAATTGCCGTTAAGACCGGCCTTGTTTCAAGCGGCGTTGCTACTTTTGTTTACAATCTGTCTGTCTGACGGATTAAAAGGCTTGCGCTTTCGGGCGCAAGCTATTTATTTTTTTTTTTTTAAGGAGAGAAGAAAATGGAACTGAAGCTTAACATTTACAAAGGGGCGAAAGTTGTCAAGACTTATCGCACAGAAGAATTTACTTTGACAACAGGAATCTGCGAGGATATTCTT